CTTTTAGTTTGCGGAATCTTGGCGATCATCTTCTGATTATCGAGGACATAAATGCTTCGTGTGGCTGTACATCCGTCACTTACAGCAAGGAGCCTGTACCTTCAGGGAAGTCTGCCGATATTCAGGTTACTTACCGTGCAGAACATCCCGAACATTTTGAGAAGACCATTACTGTATATTGTAATACTCCCACCTCTCCAATACGTTTGAAGATTCGGGGTAATGCGATTGATGAAGAATACTAATAGTTAACCTTAAAAAATTATGGAGAATGTTAGCCTATGGAAAAAGTTTGATTTAGAAGGTAATTGGATTGCTTTTCCGTGGAAATGATAAGCGGAGTTAACGAAGTAATAATCGGCTAAAAAATGAAAACAAAAATGAAAACAAAAAAACAAAAAACAAAACAAAGTAAATGGATTTAAAATATTAGAAGTTTACAGAGAAAACAAAAGAACAATGGCAAAAGTTGTCTGCCCTGCCTGCGGTAAAATATACACAACACGAGCTGAAACTATAAAAAACGGAAAAGATTGCGGATGCACTACCAGAATAAAGATGAACGACTTGACAGGAAAGAAATTCGGTAGGCTAACAGCAATAGAACCAACAGAAAGAAAAGCATCGAATGATTCTATTATTTGGAAATGTGTATGTGATTGTGGAAAAATAAGCTTTGTTAATAGCGGAAGTTTGACAAGTGGCAGGATAAAAAGCTGCGGATGCCTAAGAAAACCGCACGAGATAGAACAAGGAAAAAAGATGGCAGAAGAAACAAAGAAACAGTGCATTGACGGAACAAATATAAGAAGTCTAACAATGAAGAAGCCTAAAACAAACACTTCTGGAATAAAAGGGGTGTCATGGGACAAAAGCAGAAATAAATGGTTGGCACAGATAGAATTTAAAGGAAAGCACTATTATCTGGGCAGATACGCAAATAAAGAAGATGCAAGAGAAGCAAGAGAAAAAGCCGAAAAAGAAATGTTCGGAAAATTTCTGGAAGAGCATAAAGAGTATGTAAAGGATAAAAGGAGTGTTGAAAAATGAAAAAAGAATTTTTGGAAAGAGTAAAGTGGGAAAGAATAGTCGATACGAGAAAATATAGATATGTATTAGACGATGATGTAAGACTCGAAAGGCCTTTAATAAAAAGGCTACCAATCGAAGACCTAGACACGACAGCAGCTATTGACGGGTGGGAAGTTGTAAAGGAGCTTTAAAAATGAAATATAGAACAAAAAAGGCTTGCTTGGATTGTGGCAAGCCTTTCTACGGTAGTACAGATAAGTTGTATTGCGACGAATGCGCCAAAAAAAGAAAATCTAATGTAATGAGAACCAGAGTGTGCAGGATGTGCGGCAAAGAGTTTAACGGTGGACCTAGAGCGTTTTACTGTCCAGATTGTAGAGTTATACGTACAAGAGAAGCACAAAAAAGATTCAGGCAAGGAAAGACAACTAAAAGGAAGCTTGGGAGTGTCGATAAGTGCGAGCTATGCGGAAATGAATATATTGTAATGGCAGGGCGGCAAAAATATTGTTCTGAAAAATGCCAGCACGAAGCAGGCTTATTATTGCAAAAAGAATATAAAAGTGCTTATAATAAAGAGACAGAACAGACAAAAAAGAAATTGGAAAAGAACAGCAAAAAACAAAAAATTTGCGAATACTGCGGTAAAAAATTCCAATCCAAAGTTGCAAGTAACACTTGTAGTGATTACTGCCGGCACAAACAAGCGCAGATCAGAAACGCAAGGGCGCGGATTAATCGGGGCGAGAAAACAAATCTTGATACCTTGTTAAAAGAAAGAGAAGAGTATAGAAACAAAGTAAACGATAATAAAGGAGGTACGCGGATGAATGTAAAAAACCAGTACGGGAAAGAAGTAAATTTTGACGAAGCACTAAAATTAATGGATGCAGATTTAAGAGAAAATGTAGCGTATGAATTGAGCCTTTCGTCTGATCAAGAATTTTTTGACAAGTACGCCGAGGCACATAAGAAAAAATTCGGGACCACTTGGGAACCAGATCGAGAATAAAAAGAGTGTAAACAAAGGCACTTCCCACTATGGTATAATTATCTTAGATAATAACCATAGTCGGGAGGTGTCTTTTTTGATTAATAACAAACTAAAGAATTGCTGTAACGATTGCGTACATTGCGAGATCGTGACAGAGACAAAGAGAAGAGCAATCCCAGAAAACAAAACAGAAGTGGTACTGGTAAACATAAAGTGTAGTCATATGTGTGTATGCAGTAGATACCAGAAAGAGGTGCAGAATGGAAGATAGAAGTATATGCTGTGCTGAATGTATGTATCTACTAGGAAGTGATACAAAGAACTACTATATGTGTGACGTAGGCAAGTATGACAGAATATACAACGCATATCTATGCACCTGCGACAAATATAAAAGCAGGAATCCAAGCACAAAAGAATATAAGAGATAATAACAGATCGTTAGAGGTGGTAAATTTCGTTGCAACCACGCACCCTATGGGTTAAAAGAGATGCAAGAGATGTGACGCTTGCCTAACGGTCTGTTTAAATATATATAAACCTAGAAAGGATGTGAGAAGATGAATCTAAATAGAATTATGAGAAAACTACAAAGAGCAATAGTATCAAATGGATTTGTAATAAGCTTAGACACAACACAATTCTATTCAGAGGACCAGAAACGAATGATAACAATGTACATCCTGTCTATAAAAGCATATGAGAATACAAGAAAAGGTTGGAGAGATACACGGTATGAGATACTAAGAACCGCTTCACAAGTGGACATAATTAAATGCCTGTCTGATATATGGGCAAGCATAAGAGAAAGGAATGGGCAAATAAATGCGGGATGAACTTACACAGAAGCAAAGAACATTTGCTCATGCATGGATAGAAAACGGTGGGAATGATTATCAAGCAGCAATAGATGCGGGATATTCGCAAGCAACAGCAAAGAACGCAAGAAAGAATATCTTGGAAAAACGTGGAGTAAAGGAATATATTGCTAAACTACAAGCCGACTTAGACAAAGAAAAAGGGTTTGATATTATGAGTCTTGCAGACATACAGCGAAGACGGTCAATGATCGCCACTGGTGCGTTGCAAGATTCTTTTGGATTTACCCCAGATTTTCCAGACCAGTTGAAAGCCATGAACGACTTAGAAAAGGCTTTAACGGTGCAGGCAAAGGAAGAGGAAGAGAAGAAAGCAAGAGAAGAAGCATTAAGGAATAAGACATATCACATGGACCTTGATATAATCCCCGATGTGTTCCACCCGATGATTCGAGATGTACGAAACCATAGACATACAGAATATGTATTGCCGGGGGGACGTGGTTCTGGTAAATCCTCAACAATCCCAAACATTATTATAGAGTTAATGAGAAACAATCATGACATACATTGTCTTGTTGTAAGAAAAGTATATAACACTGTAAAAGATTCTGTATTTGCTAAAACCAAATGGGCAATAACAAAACAGGAGTTCTCGGAAAAAGATTATAAATATACAAGCTCGCCTTATGAAATTACAATGAGAGACACAGGACAGAAGATATTCTTTCGTGGTGCTGACGATAAAGAAAAAATAAAGTCGATAGCACCAGATTTTGGATACATAGCGATTGTGTGGTTTGAGGAATTAGACCAGTTCGCAGGACCAGAAGAGATACGAAATATAGAGCAGTCCGCTATTCGTGGTGGAGATTTAGCATGGATATTTAAGAGTTTTAACCCACCGAAGAGTGCTAACAACTGGGCAAATCAGTATTTGCAAGAACCAAAAGACAACAGAATGATTGTAAGAAGCACATATCTGGACGTGCCTAAAGAGTGGTTAGGACAGCCGTTCATCGAAGAAGCGGAGCACCTAAAAGAGATCAGACCCGAAGCGTATGAACATGAATACATGGGCATTGCTAACGGTAACGGTGGGGCAGTATTTGAGTATGTAGAAGTAAGAGAAATTACAGACAAAGAAATATCACAGATGGACCGCATATATCAAGGCGTTGACTGGGGATGGTATCCAGATAAGTACGCATTTACGAGGACATACTACGATGCGGCAAGAGAAACGATCTATTTAATAGATGAACATTGCGTAAATAAGCGATCGAATGAGCAAACAGCCGAATGGATAAAGAAAAAAGGCTATAACGATTATGCGATCATTTGTGATAGTGCAGAGCCTAAATCTGTAGAGGACTATAGAAACTTAGGTCTTGTGGCACAGGCAGCAGTTAAAGGACCAGGGTCGGTCGAATATGGAATGAAGTGGCTACAACGTAGGAAGATTGTGATTGACCCACGGAGAACACCATACGCATACAAAGAAATTACAACGTATGAGTATGATAGAGATAAAGACGGTAACATAATAAGTGGATACCCAGACAGAGACAATCATGCTATTGATTCGTTGAGATATGCATACAACAGAGTGATTATGAGGAGAGGAGAGAACGCATAATGATGATAAATTTAAAAGATGTAACTTGTATACAAATTGGAAATGTAATGTTAGGCATCGAGAATATAGAAAAAATATCTATCCATGATGGTGGGGTTTGGCTTACGATTAATGGCGATTTGATACAAGGAGATATAGAAACAAAAATCGGAAACGTTAAACTGATAGCGGTGGAATAGATGGGTATATTTAGCAGAATGAAAGAGATATTAAGTAACCTTTTTAGACAAAAGGCAAGAGATGAATTTAAGATTGATACTGTAACCAGTCCAGAGATGCAGAGGACGATTGAGAAGTGCGGATATATCTACAGAGGAAAGCCGTACTGGTTGGATGATGATATACACACAATTAACTTTGCAAAGGCTGTATGTTCTGAAACTGCCCGACTTGCTACACTGGCAATCGGTATAGAGATAGACGGCAGTGCAAGAGCTACATGGTTGCAGGAGCAGATAGACAAGGTGCAGAATCAGCTACGACACTATGTAGAATATGGCTGTGGCTATGGTACAGTAATATTAAAGCCTAACGGTGCAAGTGTAGACTTAGTAACACCCGAAAACTTCATCGTAACTGACGAGAGTAACGGAGAGATGCAGGGCGTTGTATTTATCCACAGGGAGATATCTAATGACGGTAGAACATACTATACTAAGTTGGAATATCACAGATACATTGAAGACGTGTACCAGATCAGCAACCGCTGTTATGCTTCTAAAGACCCTAACGACACAGGAAAGCCTGTGGACATCGAGGAAACACCATGGCGTGGGGAACTGGAAGAAGCAGGATTAGCTAATTTGAAAGGCAAACGACTGTATGCAGTCTTAAGAACACCACAGGCGAATAACGTAGACCTACATTGTAGCTTAGGACTGCCAGTCTTTTATGATGCGATAGAAGAGCTTAAAGACTTAGATATTGCATACAGCAGGAACGCAGAAGAAATCTACGATAGTGCCAGAATGGTATTGATGGATTCAGATAAACTCGTTGCAACAGGGCAGAAGCTATCTACAACACAGGATGGTTTTGAGAGAGCAAAAGAGAAACTTAAACTTCCTAAATATGTCAAGAATGTAAATTCTAACGGTGTGGATGGATTCTATCAAGAAGTAAATCCAACATTGAACACAGATACACGATTAACAGGTATTAACGCATTATTAAGCCAGATAGGCTATAAGTGCGGATTCTCTAACGGCTACTTCGTGTTCAACGAGACAACAGGCATCCAGACAGCAACAGGAGTAGAAGCAGAACAGCAGAGGACCATACAGTTTATTAAAGATGTACGTGATAAACTGCAAGACTGCATGGATGAGCTGATTGCGGCAATGAACATCTTTGCTGATCTGTACCAATTAGCACCAGTTGGAACATATGAGGTAGTGTACGATTTTGGAGACATAACCTACAACGAAGATGAGGATAGATCACGTTGGTATAGTTATGTAGTAGCAGGAAAAGTTCCATTCTGGTATTTCTTAGTGAAGTTTGAGGGATTCAGCGAAGAAGATGCAAAAGCATTAGAAGCAGAAGCACAGCCAAAAGAACCCGACTTATTTGGTGCAGATGGAGAGGAGTAGAACATGGGCAAAAGTAGAATAGAAAAATATCTTGCATACCTTAGTGGCGAAGATGTAAAACTACCCAAACCATTTACAAAGCAAGAAAAGCTGTTGTACAACATCTGCAAAAAGGGAGTTACAGGCAGTACAGAAACAGATAAAACATTAACACAAGAGGGCAAGCCTGCGGATGCGGCAGCAGTTGGGAAAATGCTAGATGCAACACTAATGGCAAAAGACCCCGAAGAATAGGCGGTGGGATTATGCTAACGCCAGATTACTTATGGTATGTGCCAGAGAAAGCAGAGAAGCAGGCGGAAGAACTACATAATAAGATTGTATCTGTGATTATCGAACGAATGATGATAAGGCTAGGACGTGGGGAAGATTACCTTTTTACCCCTATTGACAAGTGGCAAATGGATGTATTGCAGGATGCAGGCTATATCTTGCAGGCGGTACAGAAAGAGATTGCACAAACAACAAAGATAAGCATTGATACAATCGCACAAACCATGAAAGAAGCAGGTATAAAGGCTATAGAATGGGATGATGCGGTGTATAAAAAGGCAGGTCTTGAACCAAAACCACTCGGGGAAAGTCCTTATCTACAACGATTGTTGCAGAGGAATTATGAAAAGACCAAGGGAGAGATGCATAACTACACTGGCACGATGCCAAACGCCTGTCACGATAACTACATAGATGCAGTGGACAAGGCATACAACCAAACTGCAAGTGGTACAACAAGCTACACAGAAGCGGTCAAAGAAGCTGTTAACGACATTATAGACAAGGGTGCAGACGTAACATACCCTAGTGGACGTAGAGACAGCATAGAGACAGCCACGGCAAGAGCAGTCCGTACTGGTGTAAGCCAGATGGCAGCAGATATTACAGACGCACGTATGGACGAGATGGATTGGGATATTATCCTAACATCAGCACATCTGGGAGCCAGAATTGGAAACGGTGGGGATAATTTAACCAATCATTTCTGGTGGCAAGGCAAGTTTTACAGCAAAAGCGGTAACGACCCAAGATTTCCACCTTTTTCGGTCTGCGGTATGGGGAATGTGCAGGGAATCCATGGGGCAAACTGCCGACACTCCCACGGACCGGGGGATGGAATAAATAATCCGTTCGAGGACTACGACAGCGAAGAAAATCGCAAAGAATACGAGAAACGGAAACGACAGCGAGAACTTGAAAGACGTATCAGAAAGACGAAACGGCAGTTAATCGGCATGAAAACGGCTGTGGATAATGCAAAGGACGAAGCCTTAAAGCATGAGCTTGACATGGAGTATCAGAAAAAGGCTGCACTGTTGCAAAAACAGAATCAAACCTATAAAGATTACTGCAAGCAGAACAATCTTAAGACACAAAACGAAAGACTCAACACCGCAGGATGGGACAGAAGTCAAGCATCATCCGCTAGAGGTGCAGCGACTAGGTATAATAACGCACGAGGTAAATAATTTGGAAACTATTAATCAATTCATGGTTGCGTGTGGGTGGATTATAACCATTGGTGGAGCTGTAGGTGTATTGTATAAAGCCTATAAGCATTACAAGAAGCCTACGGACGATTTAGAGCAACGTATAACGTCAATAGAGACAGACATCAAAGATATTAAACGGAAGCTTAACAGTGACTACAACACAATTAACAGCCAACAGGACGATGTTAATTTAGTCATGAAAAGTATGTTTAATTTGATTGAGAACAAAATCACAGGGAACAACATCGAGGGTCTAAAAAAAACCAGAGACGAGTTAATAAACGCACTGACAACACACGAGAAATAAAGGAGAATAAAAATGGGAAGTAGAGAATATTTAGCGGTATGCAAAGCAAAGATTGTTGATTATGTGAACGGACATATGGACAAGACAGACAACAATCATATTACAATGAATGACGTGTATGTTGTTTGGTATTCCAAAACATTACAGAACCACAAAGCACTGTTAAGCACGACATTATCTGATGGCATGTATTATGAAATGACATTCAACGGAGATAAAAGCGAGCTGTACATGGACGCTTACAAGAAGTGGGAAAATGTCAAGTTTGAGATGTAAAGGAGAATAAGAATGATAATTGACGGTATAAATTTTAAAGAGTTAAATATCACAAAAGATGGAGAACTGATTGCATCAATTGCAGATGGAAAAGATGGAATCGTACACAAGGACGGCTATAGAGTACAACTTGTAGTGGAAGATGTCGGCATGTCGTTTGCAGAAGCATTTAAAAGAATGAAAGCAGGGCGTAAAGTAAAACTTCCATCGTGGGGTGGGTACTGGTATTGGGATACAGAAAAAGAAACTATTATGATGCAGTGCAGACCAAAAGATTCTGATAAAGGGCAGGGAGATTTACTTGATATTAGAGAGACGCAGAGGGTTGAATATACACTTTCTAACATTTTGTCTAATGAATGGCTAATCGCAGATGAAACAAATTGCCCAGTTTTAGGTGGAGAAGCAACGTTTGGATTCGGAGATGCTATCAAGTATGTGAAACGTGGACTTAAAGTTAAGAGAAAAGGATGGAACGGAAAGAATCAGTATATCCAGTTAGCAACAGGAATTTCATATAAAACAGCAGACAAAACAATTGTTAATTGCGATCATGAAGCCATCGGAAATAAAGCAGTGGCATTTGTGGGAACATCTGGTGTACAGATGGGGTGGTTAGCATCACAGGCTGATATGTTAGCGGAAGATTGGATGTTTGTAGATTAGGAGCTGATATATGAGTAAATATGTAAAGAAACCTGTTGAAGTAGAAGCAATCACGTTTGATGAGCTTATGAGAATCGGAGCAGAGAACGCTGATACTGTGGTTAACGGTATGCCTGTCAAGTTCATGTACAATGGTTACGTCATTAGACAATATGACAGCAATTCTTACACTATCCCAACACTAGAGGGAGATTTTCTCATGACAAAAGATGATATGCTTATCACTGGCGTAAATGGAGAAATCTATCCATGCAAGAAAGAAATTTTTGAAAAAACTTATGAAAAGTGTATTGAAAAATCCATAGTATAGCATTTACAATAATACTTGTAACAAATAATAGTTGTTGTTGAATAAATCATTTTTTACTTGCTAGTATGTGATTTGTTTCGAAGATTTTTCATGTTACAACCCTTTTTCTTATTGATTTTATAAAGTATAATACGGCAGGACTTCTCACGAGGTCCGTGGAAACATAGTTCAGTTGGTTAGAGCATCCACCTCATAAGTGGACGGTCACAGGTTCGAATCCTGTTGTTTCCATTAGCCACAAAAGTGGCGATCAATAGCATTTATTTTCTGACCCTTTATTGGTAGAGCTGTAATTTTTTCATACTCCTCCAAAAAACGTTGAAGCATCATGTTGTCGCATGGTGCTTTTTTCGCGAAAAAATTAGAAAAATGAGTAGAAAAAAAGAGTCTCCATATCTTACAATAAAAGAGTAGATTGTTTGATGCTCATGTGATTCAATCAACTAACCTCCTCCCGTAAGTCTTAAGAGAGAGTTAGAGGCTCAAGAGTGGTTCAAGTCCACTCTTCTCTTTTACCTTGACTTAGGTATATAAGTCTTAATCCATTACCGCAGACGAGCGGTATACAAATATCGTATAGGAGGATATACAATGCAGAATTACGAACAGATTTTAGCAGAATTAGGAATCGAAGTACCAGAGGACAAAAAGTCCGATCTGAAAAAGAAGATGTCTGAAAATTACAAGACTGTAGCTGACTACGATAAACAGGTAAAGAAAAAAGATGAATACAAAATATCTTTAGACGATGTACAGACCAGATTAGCCGAATTAGAGAAAGAAGATGTTGACGGTCTTAAGGCTAAGATTACAACATTAACACAGGAGCTTGCAGACGAAAAAGAAGCAAGAGCAAAAGAAGCTAAGCAGACAGAGTTAAGAGACAAGGTAAAAGATTTCTTATCTGATAAAAAATTTGTAAATGCAATCACAGAAGACTCTATCCGCTCCCAGATGATTCAAAAATTAGAAGAAGAGAATGGGAAAAATGCAGAAGATGTATTTAAAGAACTTACTACTAAAGATGGGAAACCGATTGAGAACATCTTGGTTGACGAAAAGAAAGCACCAGATGTTAAAATCCCAAGCTTTACAACTAAGTTCAACAGCGGAGAGCAGAAAAAGGGAACACAGAAGTTAAGGGAAATGTCTTTAGACGACAGAATGAAGCTTAAGGCAGAGGACCCAGACTACTATGCAACCTTATTAAATGACAGATAGATAATACCGACTCACAGTATGGAAGTGAGCCGCTAACCTAAAAATCCCTTAATAGTTGTAGGTAGATGGGACATAGATAAGTCCTTATCTATTCTTATTTAGGGTAGAAAGGACTTTTTTTATGCCAAGAACAGGAAGATTTGGCGGTTTTGATTTTGACCCAGAGGTTTTTTCTGAGTTTATGTCAGAAAACCCAACATGGAACGATGCAATTATTGCATCTGGTGTGTTAGCACAGGACAATACAATCATGGATTTAATCGGAGAAAAAGGAAATATCGCAACAATTCCATTCTATACACCGATTGATGAACAGGACTCACAGGCTTTAAACAACGATGGAGAAACAGATAATACGCCTGTTGAAATTACAGGAAAGAAACAGACTTGCATGTTAATTCAGAGAATGAAAGCTTGGAAAGCAAAAGACTTTACAAAAGAGTTAACAGGTGCCGACCCTATGACCCATGTTGCAAACTCTGTTGCAAGCTTTTATAAGCAGGTAAGAACACGTGACTTAATGGCTACAGTTGATGCAGTTTTAAGTCTGTCTGGTATGGAAAACCATATCACAGACTTATCTTTAACTGGCGAGGGTACTGTTGGAGATGTAAACAAAATTGACGATACAACACTTATCTTTGCACAGCAGAAAGCTTTAGGAGATTCCGCTGACAAGATGGGATTACTTGTATTAAACTCTTACATTTATGCAAAGTACAAAGCAATGGGACTTGTTGACTACAACAAATACACTATTGCTAACGCAGTAGAAAGAGAAGTAAATCTTCCTACAATCGGTGGATTTATCCCACTGGTAACAGACAGATTTACAGTTGATACAACAGGAACAAACCCAGTATACAAAACTTATATGCTTGGTACAGGCTCAGTATTGACTTGTGATAAGACAAACTATGAAAATCCTTATTATACAGACTATGATCCAGAAACATCTGCCGGTATCGAAAAGCTGTATACAAAACAGGGTTATGTATTACATCCTAACGGATTTTCTATTAATTCTAACAAGATCGCAAAAGAGTCTCCTACAAATGTAGAGTTAGGAGCTAAAGCAAACTGGTCCTTAGCATTTAACCAGAAGAATATCCGCATGGGTGTTATTAAATCCAACGGATAAAAAGGAGTATGATTTCATGGCATACATTGACTATGAATATTACAAAAGCCTTTTTGGAGAGAAAACAATCCCAGAAGCAGACTTTAATCGTCTGGTCTGGGATTCTTGCAAGAAGATAGATAATGCCACAACAGGCGTGGATAATGTTAAAAAGCTTAAGATTGCTTTTCCAACAGATGAAGATGATGCAGAAGCAGTTAAAAGATGTGTTTGCGAACTTCTGTCAATCACATATAAGATTGAACAGGCAGAAACGAGAGTTGAAGCATCACAGGGTTATATCACATTAGAAGATGGAACTGTGATGAGTAAGCAGGTAGCATCTAAGAGTGCAGGAAACGAGAGTATAAGCTATGTGACTTCCAGTAATACAGGCACGGCTACGTTGATAGATAAGTGTCTAGCGGATAAAGAAGCACAAAAGCAGTTATACTCTGACACAATAAGAGACTACTTATCGGGTGTCGCAGATGCCAACGGAGTAAGTCTACTGTATATGGGAATGTACCCAACGGAGTATTTATGAAAGATTGTAAAGTAAATGTTTTAGGAACTACATATAAAATCAGATTCAGACACGAGAACGAAGATGAAAAACTACAAGAATTGTCTGGTTATTGCGATTATTCAAATAAAACAATAGTCGTTGCAATTTTTGAAAAAAGTGTTGATTCTGTGGATAACATTGAATCGGTTCAAAAAAGTGTGCTTAGGCATGAAATTATGCACGCTTTCTTATACGAAAGTGGTTTAGATGGGCAGTCCTGCAACACAGATTGTTGGGCAAAAAACGAAGAGATGATTGACTGGTTTGCTTTACAGTCTAAAAAGATTTTCAAAGCTTTAAAAAAAGCAGGGGCATTATAGACAGGGGGATACGATGTATAACGATACAATCACACTTTTTAATAGGTATGAAAGTAAATTGGGAGATACATGGTATCCCTCTGTTTTGCGTAATGCAAATCTTAACGTGGACAAAGCAAGTATCATTGCAAAGTATGGTTCTGACTCGCAGGACAATGCTGTATTAAACGTGCAGTATAGCCTAAAAGACGGTCAAAAGATGGTAGGGAGTAAATTATGGCTACCACCTAAAGAATGGTCTAAACAGGCAAATGATAAGTTACCACAGGCACTTACATTTAGTTCTAAGGCTAATGGTTTTGACTTCTTTATTGTTGGAGAATGGGAAAATGAAGAACCGATTGCAGACGATGATTATATTGACGGTTTTTACGAAGAGATGAAACTTAAGTATGATTATGTCTTTGCGATCACTGGCAGTGCTTTTTATGATATTATTCCGCATTTTGAAGTTATGGCGAAGTAGGTGGTTCTATGGCCAAGAAGAAATTAGGAAATGTCAATATAAATACATCTAACATGATTGCGAATATCAGCCTTGAAAGATTTGATGACCAGATACAGCATGCTCAGTTTTGGCTAGATAGTCAAATTATGACCGATATGGTCCCTTATATGCCACATGAAACAGGTACATTCATTAACGTAACGAGAGCAAAAAGTGCTTCTCTTGCAGGTACTGGGATGGTATGTGCAGGTACTGGACCGATGGGACGTTTCTTGTACTATGGTAAAGGTATGGTTGACGAATTAACAGGTTCTCCATGGGCAAGAAAAGGGGCAAGAAAGGTTCTTGTTTCTGAATTTGCAGGACATACCAATGCAAAAGAAGACCTGTCCTATTCCAATCCAAAAGCAACTCCAAAATGGTTTGAAACAGCAAAGAAGAATCACGGTAAAGCATGGGTTACTCATGTTAAGAAGCAGGCAGGAGGAAGCTAATGGCAGAAGAAAAGAAACCAGTCAAGTACGACATTGACGGCTTTGACGTAGTCACGACAGCACTACAAGAACTTGTAAATCAGTTCCCAGATTTAAGAGAGGGAGACGAAATTGCATTTTCTACATTAGATGATGCAAGCGGAAAAGCAATGTTCCCAGTAAGCGGTGCAGTGATTGAATCAGAAAAAGAGAGTATCACAGGACACGTCACACAGATTTGTCTGTATCCATTTTGTGTGATCTACCGTATAAGCGGTGCTAATGCAAAACGTAAGGCAGACAAGAAAGAGTGGTTGGATAACCTTGGTAAATGGTTGGAAAAGCAAACAATCACAATTAAAAACAACACATATAAACTAGAAGAATATCCAGTGTTGACAGGCAATCGAAAGTTTTTAACGATTGACAGACAGACACCTGCATATTTGGACAGCACAAACGAAAACAAGTCTGAGAATTGGGCAATCAACATTTCTGCCCGATACCAAAATGACTTTGATAGATAGATAACACATTAACTGGTCTGCATTATGGAGCAGATCACTAACCTTGAAAAGATAAAGGAGAATCAAAATGGCAGCAGTTACAACAGGTAAAATTGCACGTAAATATATGGCTCATTTCTTAGATTCTGGTTCACTTTGTGGCGGAACATCTGGTTATGAACGTCTGGGAAAAGACTTAGAAGAGTACAATGTCGAACTGAACCCAGACACAGAAACATCTAAAAATATCATCGGAGAATCAACATTTAAGCATAACGGATACGAAGTATCTTCTGAAGCTGACCCTTATTATGCAGAAGCTGACTCTGTATTATCGCAGAAACTACAGGAGATTGTTGATAATCGTTACACAGACGACAACTTAAAGACAAACGCCGTAGAAGTGCATATGTGGAAAGAAGCTACAAGCGGAGCTTATGAAGCATATCAGCAGGAATGTTATGTAACACCTACATCATACGGTGGGGATACATCTGGCTATCAGATTCCATTTACCGTCAATTATGTTGGAGAACGTACAAAAGGTACTTACAACGTTGAAACAGGTAAATTTACAGCAGCTACAAGTTCAGTAAATACATCTAGCACAGGAAAATAGGGGTTAAACAATGGAAGAATTAAGAAGAAAAGTCAAAACTGGTGCCTTAAATGTGGTGCTGACCAATGAAGATGATACAGAGATTGGAAGATTTTCTTTCAATCCTGTTGATTTAAATATCATTAGAAGATACGAAGAGGTAGTTGCAAACCTTGAAAAGATGGAAGTACCAGAAGATGCAACAGAAAAAGACATTCTGGAATTATCCGACAGATTAGAAGAACAGATTGATTACTTACTCAACTCTAAAGCTTCTAAATCTGTATTCGCTATCTGCAATCCACTGACATTAACGGAAAGTGGAGATTTCTTTATTGAGAATATCATCGTTGAGATCGCGGACGTTATTGAGCAGGTAACAGACCAGAGAATCAAAAAGAAACAGGCGAAAATTAAAAGGGCAACGTCTAAATATCACAAATAATGGAAGTTTGGGAACTTCCTACATCCATAGTAGTTGGTGGCATAGATTATGAAATACGCACAGATTTTCGTGCAGTTCTGGACATTTTAAAAACATTTAATGACCCAGACTTTGAGAACGATGAAAAGTGGATTGTTTGCCTTACCATTTTATACGTTAATTTTGGAAATATGCCACCACAAGACTATGAAGAAGCCATTGAAAAAGCCATCGAATTTATTGACATGGGTATCAAAGATGATGGGAAGAAGCAACCTCATGTGATGGATTGGGAACATGATGCACCAGTTATCATCCCATCTGTTAACCGTGTACTTGGAAAAGAAATACGAGCTATGCAGTATTTACATTGGTGGACTTTTTTAGGAGCTTACATGGAAATTGGGGAGTCTTTGTTTTCGCAGATTCTTAGTGTTCGCATGAAGAAAGCCAAAGGAAAGAAACTGGAAGATTGGGAAAGAGAGTTCTACAAAGAAAATAAAACGCTTATTGACCTAGATGTTAAATATTCCGAAGAGGAATTAGAAGAACAGAAACGTTTGAACGATTTACTGAATGGGAAAGGGGCGTGATTGAATGGCTACACAAAAAGCGGATGGAAGTATTTATATCAAAACAGAGATTGATACAACCGAAGCAAAAGCAAGTGTGAAAGAAATCGCATCCCTTTTAAAACGTTTATCCAATCAAGTGAAAACCATTGGGAAATCAATGGAAAAAGCCATGAGTGGCGGTATAAAAGCACCAGATACAAAAGGTATGGATGTTGTCGAAGAAAAAGCAAAGACCGTGGCTGAGGAACTGGAAAAGACCACACAGGCAGAAAAGAAACTTGATAACATCGACATTAAAACGACTGCACTTGATACGTTAGATAAAGCGATAGAAACCACAGGACAGAAGCTTGCAGAGTTGGAAAAAGCACAGATGGATGTATTCAACAGAAATCAGAGTGCAACTTCTTCTCCTGCGTTTCAAGCAATGGAAAGTGCAGCGGCTAAACTAGATCAGCAATACGAAGAGCTTCTTGCAAAGAAAAAGCAGTTAGAAGCACCGACAGCGAGTACAGACAGTGGTCTACCTAAAAGTGCAAAGCTTACTGGTGGAACAGGCCTTGCAAGCGAAGAGAGTGCAAAAGCATTACAAAAATTAAATGCAGAAATCACAGGTACAGAAACGAGTGTTGAATCCTTAAACACCGATTTAGGACAAACAACACAATTGCAGGATGAAATCAGCAATTCAAATATCAAGACAACAGCATATCAGATTCTTGAAGATTCCTTGCAACGTCTTGATACACAGTTTGAGCAGGTAGCAACGGCACAGCAAGAAATCTTTGCAAGAAATCAGAATGCAACTTCTTCCCCTGCGTTTTTAGCGTTGGAGAGTGCTGCGGAAAAACTCGGCAGACAATATGACGAATTACTAGCGAAGAAAAAACAGCTAGACAGCGGAACAACAACTGCACAACCAACAGAGAAAGTACGTACTGCACCGATTACAGGGAATTACGCAAAGACAGCATCAGAAGAAAGTGAGAAAGCCTTAAATGCATTAAATAAGGAAATATCTAAGACTGATGCAAAAGAAAAAGGACTTGTTAACACAAATAGTAGGCTTGGTTCATCATTTAAGAATGTCAGTCAGTCTGCGGACAGTGCTAAGACAAAGACAGGCGGTATTTCATCTATCTTTAGTAGGATGGGTGGAGTCGTATCTGGACTTGGAAAACGTCTTGGTGGACTGGCACAGAACTTCACAAGCACTACAAACAGTGCTAATAATGCAAGATTTTCTATTGGCCGAATGGTCGGTATGAGTATATTATATTCTACCGTTTTTGGAATGATTTCTAAAGTTAACAGTGGAATCATGACAGGCATCAATAACCTTGCACAGTATTCGTCTGCTACTAATGCTTCGATATCTTCTATGATGTCAGCATTAACTCAGTTACAAAACAGTTTGGCAACAGCATTTGCACCGATTTTGTCCGTAGTTGCACCTATATTAACGGCATTCATGAATATGTTATCGAAAGCAATCACGTATATAGGAATGTTTATAGCGGCACTGACAGGACAGAAATCTTTTACAAGAGCGAAAGCCGTACAAGAAGATTATGCGGCATCATTGAATAAAACATCCAGTGGTGCTAATAAGGCGGCAAAAGCCACAAAGAATAACGCAAATGCCACAAAAAAAGCAAATAAAGAGATACAGACATATCTTTCTGGACTGGATGAAATCCGACAGTACCAAAAAGAAAAAGATAACGATACCCCTAGTTCTTCTACCCCATCCGCAGGCGGTGGAGGTGGTGGCGGTGGTTACACTGGTCCATCCATTGGAGATATGTTTGAGAAAGTTCCTATTGAATCTTCTATTGCGGACATTGCTAAGAAAATTAAGAACCTCATAAAAAAAGAGGACTGGGAGGGACTTGGGACTTACATTGCATCTGGTATCAATAAAGGATTGCAAAAAATCTATGATGCCATCAATTGGGATAATGTAGGCCCGAAGATTACATATTTTGTGAACGCATTTACACGGACATTCAATAGTCTTGTTGATCACATAGACTGGGATTTAATGGGACGTACTGTGGGTGCAGGTATTAATACAATTGTCAACACACTGAATCTGTTGATAGAGGGAATCAATTGGAAAAATCTTGGTTTAAAAATTGCAACAGGTATCAACGGTTTATTCAATGAAGTGAATTGGAATAATGTAGGGCGGTTGTTTGCGAATAAAATAAATGTTCCGTTTCAAATGTTAGAGGGAGCTGTAAATACTCTTAACTGGGCAAAGATAGGAACGTCAATAAGTGGATTTTTGAATGGTGCGATCAACCAGATAGATGTTAAGTCTATTGGTACAAGCTTATCTGGATTAGCATTAGGAATATTAACAACATTAGATAATGCACTTACTACAACAAACTGGTCACAGCTTGGCACAAAATTAGCAACATTATTAACATCTATTGATTGGGTTGGAATATTTGTTAGTGCAATATCTGTTGCAGGAAAAGCAATCACGGCATTAACACAGCTTGGTGTGTCTTTTATGGATAACTTGGCAAAAGGTATTACAAATGGGACACAGCAGTTTATTAGTAAGGGATTATCAGCATTGACGAGTTTTACTGCAAACTTAAGAAGCAATGCAGGAAAATTAGTAGATTCTGGTTTAAAGCTTATGTTAAATCTTGCAAAAGGTATAGCAAAAGCAATGCCAGACATCATCAAAAATGTACCACAGATTGTGATTAATATTGCAGGCGTTATTAACGATAATGCCCCTAAGATATTACTTGCAGGAGTACAGCTTATCGCAATCTTGCTCAAAGGTCTCATCCAGTCAATACCGACATTGATCGCAAACGTGCCAAAGATTGTGCAGGCAATCGTCAGTGTATTTACAGCTTATAATTGGCTATCACTTGGAAAAAGCCTCATCACAGGTATTAAAAACGGAATTATGAATGCAAAAAATACTGCGGTTGATGCTATGAAGAATACATACAATGGCTTGATTGATGCGATAAAGAATTTACCGTCTAAACTCAAAGGACTTGGAGAAAACGGAATTAAAGGGATAGGCAATGGAATTACTGGGAAATTGTCTGGACTTAAAACAACGGCAGGGAAAATATTGACCAATATCATAGAAGCGGTTAAAAATCTTCCTAAAGAATTATCAAAAAAAGCTACATCTGCGATAAGAGATATGAAAACTACATTTAAAAATGTCGATTGGGGCAGCGTTGGAATGAATGTAGTAAAAGGTATTGCAAAAGGTGTTGGAGATTTTGCATGGATTTTGGTTGATAAAATGACAGGTCTTGCACAAAAGGCGTGGGAGGGTGTGAAAGATTTCTTTGGAATCCATTCTCCATCAAGACTTATGAGAGATACGGTAGGTAAGATGATTCCTGCCGGTATTACAGTAGGTTTGGAAAAAGCTTTTCCAGATACACTCAAAACCCTTATGAATCAGTCTGAACAGTTGGCAAATGTACCGTTCAGAACACCAGAGATTGCTACAGGTAAGATAATACCTGCGAAAGCATCCGCAGTGATCGCACAAAAGCAGAACAGCACAAACAGTAACAATAATGACGTACTTAATTTACTTGAACAGCTATTATCTGTTACGAAGTCCTTAGAATCAGACAACAGCGGTAACAATGGTGGGGATTATCATTTCACAGCACAGATTAACCGCAGGACGTTGTTTGATGAATTTATCGAAGAAGCAAAACTAAGACAAATGAGTAATGGTAGAAATCCATTCAGCCTTGCGTAGAAAGGAGTAAAAAATGGCACAGGATTATATAAAAATCAATAATAAAAAAGTCTGGCAACCAGATTCAGACACAGCCGTAGCTTTTGAAACTACCTATACGCAAGGTAGCACGAGGGCACAGTCTGGTAAAGGAAAGTTTACCCCGATGTTCACAGTAGAGCGATTTACATACAGTGCATCGGATGTGCCAATGTCTAAGGTTACGGAAATATTAGAAATGGTGGCACGTGGTAAATCTTTTGATTTACATTATTTTTCTGTATTTTACGGAGAGTGGAGAACAGCAAAGTTTTATGTCGGACAGGTATCGGACATTAAGATAAAAACACTTAAAAATAACCATGAAAAAGTATCAAGTATATCTTTCAATATGCAGGGGGTTAACCCGATATGATAAATGTAAGTGATGAATTTAAACAGCTAATGACAGAACGACAAGATTTTAAATGCAATGCAGAAGTAACGCTTGCGAATGGAACTGTACTGCCATTAGGAGAAGATGATTTTTCAATAGATAATAATAGTCTGGTCGATGCGGCAGGTGCTAACACCATTCCTTTAGGTGTTGCACTCAGCCGTAATGTACAGTTAGAAATCATGAATGACGATGATCACTTATCCAATTATGACTTCTTCGGAGCAAAAATCAGACTGTATCTAACATTTGAATTATCAGAGACAACAGAAAAAATTGAATACGGTACATTTACTGTCACTCAACCAGAAACCTATGGAAGTGTTGTAACAATTGTTGGATACGATGATATGTATAAAGCAGATAAGGCATACAGCACAGCATTGACGTTTCCTGCGACAGCAAAGAGTGTATTGATAGATAGTTGTGATACCTGTGGTATCTTGATTGGAGACAGTAACTTTTTACATAACGATTTCCAAATACCAACCATGCCATCTAGCGAGTACACGCACAGACAGATTATAGGATTTATTGCAATGATTGCCTGCGGAAATGCAAGAATTGACCGCACAGGGCGATTGCAGATAATGACCTATGATTTTGATTATGATAATGAGAATATTCATAAATTGGTTGATTACAATAATCTGACAAGTGATACGAACGATGTGCAGGTAACAGGCGTTCGAACGACACAAAAGGTTACTACAACCGATGATGGCAATACAAGTGACACAGAAAAAACGGTACAAGTTGGTAAAGATGGTTATGTTTTATCTGTAGAGAACCCACTTGTAACAGGGCATGAAGAGACACTTATTTCGTGGATTTATGAAAAGTTTGAAAATGTGACTTTTAGAGCTTTTACGATGGACTATATATCTTATCCAATAGCAGAGTTTATGGATAAGATTAAAGTTACAGATTGGAGAGAAAATAGCTTCTATTCAGTATTAACAGATGTAAACTTTGTATTCTTCGGATATACAACATTAAAGAATAGTGCAGAATCTCCATTGCGTAACCAGAGCAACTACACATCAAGTAATCAAAAAGCGATCATACAAGGTAAACAGTTAGTTGAGCAGGAAAGAAATAACCGTCAAAATGCTTTAGATAAGATGCAAGAAGCATTAAAAAACAGTAATGGAATGTATGCAACGCAGGAAATACTGTTAGATGGTTCGACTATATATTACTTGCATGACAAACCAACATTAGTAGAATCAAAGAATGTTATTAAATTGACATCGGAAGTTATCGGATTCTCTATTGATGGTGGTAAGACATATCCTTACGGATTTACGATCACTGGGGAAATGGTAGCAAGATTGCTTTATACAGAGGGTATTAATGCAGATTATATCAACACTGGTGCATTAACTGTCAAAGATAAATCTGGAAATATCATCTTCTATGCAGACATGGAGACTGGTACTGTAAAGATTTCTGGGGATAACGTCACAATCGGTGGTAAATCAGCACCCGATGCGATCAGTGATGCAGTGAAAGAATCTAAGAACTATGCAGACGGTAAAGTATCAGACTTTGCAGAAACAGTTACAAAAAGTGTAGCTGATCTACAGAACCAGATTGACGGACAGATCGAGACGTTCTACTACGACTATGAGCCAACTCTAAAAAACATCCCTGCTTCTGACTGGACAACAGAAGATGATAAAAAGAAGCATGAGGGAGATTTGTTTTACTGGAAATCTAAAGGTTATGCTTACAGATTTTTCAAAGACGGCGATACATGGAAGTGGCAGTTAGTACAAGATACGGACGTCACAAAAGCATTGCAGACAGCATCTTTTGCACAGTCTACAGCTAACAGTAAGTGCCGTGTATTCCTAACACAGCCTACACCACCTTATGACACAGGAGATATGTGGAATCAAGGACAGAACGGAGACATCCTTACTTGCGTGGTAGCAAGGGGAGAGGGTGCAAGCTATGTGGAAACCGACTGGCAGAAGCTTAACAAGTACACGGACGATGAGACAGCCAATAAGGCACTGGAAGAAGCCAGAAAATCTCGTGCAATGATTATCAATCTGGACAACGATTATCAAGCAATCACGACAGATTATAAGGGAGAGTACACAACGTTTCCAGAGTGCCGCACGACAGCACAGGTTTTGTACGGTCATACCGACATATCTAACGACTGTACTTATAATGTGCAGAAGTCAAGCGGTGTCGTAGGTTCTTGGAACAATTCAACTCACACATACACTGTGACAGCATTAACAACAGACGTGGGATGGGTGGATATTACAGCAAATTACCTAAATACATATTCTGTTACGAAAAGATTTGACATTGCTAAATTAAAAGGCGGTATCCCTGGAGAGACAGGTGCAAAAGGAGATAAGGGAGAAACTGGAGCAAGCGGTAGAAGTATCACAAGTTCTGAAACGACTTATCAAGCATCCAACAGCGGAACGGTAGCACCAACAGGAACATGGAGCAAAACACCGCCAAACGTTGCAGAAAATCAATATCTGTGGACGAGGACCATATATACTTACTCTGATAAAACCACAAGCACAACATATTCCATCGGTAAGATGGGAGCTAAAGGAGAACAGGGTGCAAAGGGAGAAACTGGTGCTACTGGACCGCAAGGGGAAAAGGGTGCCACTGGACCTCAAGGGCCACAGGGCGAACAGGGAATCCAAGGTCCGCAAGGAGAAAAGGGCGAAAAAGGCGACCAAGGACCACAGGGTCTACAAGGTATTCAAGGCCCAAAAGGAGAACAAGGAATCCAAGGACCTAAGGGTGCTAGTGGAGATACAACATATTTTCACATTAAGTATAGTTCTGTGGCAAAACCCACAACAGCTTCTCAAATGACTGAAACCCCATCTACCTATATTGGAACATACGTGGACTTTACAGAAGCCGATTCAAGCGACCCATCTAAATATACATGGGCAAGATTCCAAGGATTGCAGGGAGAAAAAGGTACACAGGGTATCGCAGGTACTAACGGTATTGATGGAAAAACATCTTATCTTCACATCAAATACTCAAATGACGGTGGAAAAACCTTTACTTCCAATTCTGGCGAAACGGTAGGAGATTACATTGGTACTTGCACAGATTACAACCTAAACGATCCAACGACAGTAGCTTCTTATACTTGGGCGAAGATTAAAGGCGAACAGGGTATTCAAGGAGCTAAAGGGGATAAAGGGAATACGGGAGCAACTGGTCCGCAAGGAAGTGCAGGAAGAACGTACTTCATGGAAACATCGTCAAGTATCGTGAAAATGTCTGCGGACAACACGATTGTGCCGAACTACATTACATTATCTGGTTACTACCGTGACGGTACAGCAACAGCACGTACAGCTTATAAGTGTCGATTCAAGATTGAGGAAACAACGGACGGAGATACATACACGACCGTTTATACTTCATCCTCAGATGAAACTGACATTACCCATGCACTGTACTCTGTGCTAGCAAGTGGTTCAAGCGGTGTTACTGCAAGCGGTTCAAGTGGTATCGGTATCTCAAGAAATCTTACAGCGTTAAGGTGTACGATGTATGCCGCAGGTGGATTTTCACAGGTGTTGGATATTGAGACAATTCCAGTAGCCATTGACGTAGATGCACTGACTCACGAAGATATATTCAATCTGCTGACCAACGACGGAGCATGGCAAGGTATTTATCGTGGGTCTGACGGTAAGTTGTATATCAACTTTACTTATGCTAGAGGTGGAACATTAAATCTTGGTGGAAAAGCAAACACGTACGGTAATGGACAAATGCACGTTTATGATGCAAATGACAATGAAATTGTTGACATAAACACGAAAGGGATAGTCGTAACGCATTATATATCAGGCATGGGAGAAAAGCCAATATCATATGTGTGTATAACACCAGACGTGTTCGGTGGTATATATTTATCTGAAAACAAGGATGGAACTGGTGCATGTGCGATTTTGTCCCCAGATGAGATTGTATTAAAAAATAACAGCAGTGGACCAATTACAGTACAAACAGACATAACAATGCATATGACGGATGAATCACTTTATCTTGGGTCGGTAAGTAATTATAAATTTCATTTTGGAAAAGAAAAATCAAGTTTTTATCAGCCAGTTACTATTGGCGGAAGTTTGTCTGTTGCAGGAACAAAAAACAGAATCATAGATACAGAAAATTACGATACAAGAAAGCAGTATTGTTATGAAACAGCAACCCCATATTTTGGGGATATAGGTTCTGGATGTACTGATAATACAGGAAAATGTTACATAGACATTAACGATATATTTTCAGAGACAGTAAACACAGGTGTTGAGTACCAAGTATTCTTGCAGAAAGAGGGGCAAGGCGATATATGGGTAGAAGAAAAGACCGATAGTTACTTTGTCGTTCGAGGCACTGAAAACCTTAAATTTTCGTGGGAAATCAAAGCAATTCAGAAAGATTACGAATTTGAACGACTTGAAAAATTCGATAACTCAGAAAAAGAAGAAGTGATTGACTATGAGAAAGAATATATGGAAGAAATCAACGATTTGATTAAAGAACAGGAGGAAATGTTAAATGAAACAGTTGAGTAGCTTTATGGTATTAAATATTGACGGTGGAGACAGAGTATCATACACATACAATGAGATTGACGATAACACAGGAGAACCATTGTCACAGAATAAAAAAGAAAATTTCTGGGTAGTAGATAAAGAACTTAAAAAGCACATTGATGCTATCAGAAGCTACGTCAGAGAAAACAAGTTGAATTAAGGAGTGATGTTATGGCAATCAATATACCTTTAGTACATATATCGGATTTAACAGAGAAAAAGACAATATCAGATGATGATTACATGCTTACTGGTGGGAGTACCGCCAGTAAGGTTAAGTGGTCAACGATCGTGTCTCTGATAAAAACTAAATTAGGGATTGGAAATATAGAAGATAGTATAAGTAAAATACAATCAGATATTTCTACGTTAAATAGTGATTTTTCAAGTTTACAGTATAAAACCTATGGCATTGATGGATTTGCTATTAAAAAAAATAGTCAGTTAGCAATGATTTATATATGGTATGGCAAAAGTTTGACAGGCGGTAATACAAATCAAACTTTATTAACATTGCCCAACGGTATTACATTTAACAATGAAGTTTTCGCTCCTTGTGAAATCATTGACGGAAGTTGGACTCCACGTGGAAATACTGGGTACATAACTATACATAACAATACAGTGGACATAAGATGCAAAGATACAACATCTTACGGTGTCGTAATAGCAAATGTGATTGTTCCTGCATCATACATTAATATTTCATAGTTCTATTAACTAAATAATGATTTTTCTTTCGATTTTACATTAGTTCCAAACGGCAACTTAAAAACCTATTTGAATGTCTTTAAAGTCAAAAATAAGCTTATTATAATTGGTGGCATTGACGTTCCGTTTCGATGGGAAAAAACATATTCTTTTTTGACAATAAACGGATTGACTGCCGTAAAATCTGAAAGCTGTATGTTAGTACATGTTCAAGCGAGTGGACAGGAAATCACATTGTTAAACATTCCTAAAGGTGGCAATCGAGATTTAATGCATACACTAATTAGTGATTTAACTTATAAAAAGATTGCATCAAATATTCCAAGTTCAACAAAATATACAATTCCAAGTGAATATAAAATGGCAATTCTTGTTGCAACGATTAATTATCCTAATGCAATAAGTCCACAATTTACGTTCATGTTTCCAAATTTAACAGAAACAAAGCGTATATCTGATGGTTACTGGTATGACAACACTTATCACGCAAGCTTTATGGCATGCAACGATGGAAATGTTGTTTACTTTGCTTCAAATTGGCAAGTAGTGTCTCCAACAGGTACAGTTACTTATGATGTTTATGCAAGGTAAGTTAATTATCAAATACGATTCCACCTTGGTCTATATATACTCTAGGTGGAGCAATTACCGTATAATATCCCCATTGTTGGAGATTACAAATTTGTATAGACGTACCGCTTGCACGGCAATACACGTTACTAGATATAATGTTTGATGTGCCGTCAATTTGAACGTTTGAACCACTTACATTTACTGTAATTAGAGAGCATATTGGACTTCCATTCCCGTTTCCATAAAGAAGCAAAGCAAACTTATCACATGTTTTTTGAACTGTAGTATAGTTTTCTATTGATATATAGAAATCATTACCAGAACCACTTGTTTTTAGCACAATGTTCCTTGATCTATTTGTTAAATCACTATTTAACGTATAAATAAAAAAACACCCTGCATGAAGCAAGGTGTAAATAAATTACAAATGGAGATTAAGAAAGAAGAAAATCTCCATTCACATATTAACACAAACACTTAATAAATGAAAGGAGAAACTATGAATCTTAAATTACGTTTCAAAAATAAAGCAACATTAGTAGCATTGGCTTCTGCCTTAATTGCATTTATCTATCAGATTCTAGGAATCTTAGGTATCACAGCACCAATCGCACAGGATGTAGTATCACAGCTTGTAGGTATCATCCTTAATATCTTAGTGGCTGTCGGGGTATTGGTGGACCCAACAACAAAGGGAATCGGGGATAGTGTTAATGCAATGTCTTATGAAGAATTAGGACAGGCAGTAGACCCAGACTATCAAGGACCTGCGGACTTAACAGAAGAACCTATCAACATTACCCACAAAGAGGAAGTGTAAA